CTTCCTGCGTCAGTATCGGATGGTTTGGGGTGACGGTGAGCTGTCGACCAGCGGCTGTGTCGATGACGACAACCTCGCCCTCAAACCAGCGAGAGTCCGCACCAACTACACCCGACGGCGCTGACACCGGCACAAAACCGGGGAAGCAGTTCGGGTGCCCCCAGCCTGCAGCTTTCGCTTGGTCGAGGGTGCCCGCAATCTGCACAACAACCTGACGGTCTTCTGTCGCATGGGGAAGCGTCACACTGCCGGTCTGCCCGTTAGTGGAGAGAATCTTCCCAATCCACGGGGCACACTGTTTGCAGGCGTCGATGCCACCGACGATGGTGACAAGGTTGAGGCCCGATTGCTGCATCCGCCATATGCCGGCATCTTCGTAGGCGCGGCGTACAGCGGTGCGTCCGGCCATTTCTGCGTAGGAACCGATACGCCAGTTGCGGTCTGCCCGGTCTACGAATCCGGTGATGCCCTGTGACAGGAACTGTTGCACTGCCTGGGCTTGTGCGACCTTCATGGTCTGTCCGGTGAGCATCTGTGATGATGCGGTGAACGAGATGACCTTTTGGTAAGCGTCTTGTGGGTAACGGGAAATGCGGAGGTGCATCGCTTCAAGACGTGAACTGAGGTCAATGGTGAGCGCGGTAACAGCCTGTGTGGCATTGCCGGTTAGTGCGCTCGTCGACGGGAGTCGTGACGCCATCCGCAACCGTGCGGCAGCGGCGGCTTCACCTTCCTTCGCAGCGATGTCGATGAGTTCTTGCGCGAGCCCTGCACGACGCAACTTGTCAGTGACCTCAATGGCGAGGAACTGCAGTTCACGGATGGACTGTGCCCGGTATGCGGCAAGTTCGGCAAACGCCCGGTTCTGGGCGATCCTGTCGGCGAGTGCTTGTGTCTGCTCAGCGGTGAGTGTCGCAGTCGCTAGAGCCTGCTGCAACGCCACATCACGGTAGGAACGTTTCGCAATCTCACGGATCAGCTCATCCTCGGCACCGGCATAACGGGCGGCGAGTTCGGCGCCTAGTTCTTCGATCAGATCAGCAGCAGGTGCAAGGTTCTCAGGGTCTGGAACGTAGAGGGGCACGAGCTACCTCCGCGTCTTCTTCCGGCGATGCTGTTTGGTCTGCTGGATGCGGCCTTTGGCTTTCTTCGACATACGCGGTATGAAGCCCGACCGAGGAACCCAGGGCATCAGCGACGTTTCCGCGTCTTCGCCTTGAGGTGAGCCTTCGTCTGCTGCATGCGACCGCGCGCCTTCTTTGACGTGCCCCGCATCTCATGCTGAATGTCGAACCACGAAATGCCGCTGATGCGCTGCCCGCGACCCGTCGGATACATGAGCACAAGCAGCAAAGCGATGAGCATGCACAGCAAGAACTCGGTCACGGCAGCATCTCCTCGTCAGGTTCGCCGTTGAATGTGGCAGGATCCGGCGCAGGCTTACCCTGCTCCATCTGCACCCGGGCGATCTCTTCCTTGATCTCAGTCTCAGTAAGGTTGTCGTCACGCACACGCTCACGCACACGAGCCTCAAGAGAGATCGCACGAGCCATGTCAAGAATCTGCAACGTGCGTGCCCGCTTCTCCGGGTCTTCCTGTGAAATCTTCGCGAACGTGACCTCGGGGGCGTCAAACTCGCCGCCACCCTTACCGCCGAACACCACACCATCGATGGCCAGCGAGAGGCGTGCGAGCTTTGCGAGAGCAGGTCGTGCGTGGATGCCCTTCACGTCTCGTGTGGCCTCAGATTCGCTTCTGTCGTCGTTCACTTCCGTGGCGGTTTTGCTGCCGGACGGTTGAACCTTCCCGAATTCCTTCGGTGACAGGCCGATTGTGCGCAACACACGACGTTCGAGAGCATCAATGATGTTCAGGTGTGTTTCGTCACGGATGTCGAACTGAGTCTGTGTGATCTGTGATGCCAAAGAGTCGCTAGCAGATCCGAGCGCGTTGATGCCCGAGTAGACCTGGCGGTACACATCGAAGGTGCCACCCTTACCAACGCCGGCAGTCTCAAGATATGACTCAGGGACGGTGAGGCGACCCTGCCCGTTGTCAACGTCACGGAACAGCGAAGACCACATCTGGTCGACCTTGTCGAAAACAGGTTCGTTGCCGAGGAAATCGGAACGACCAACGGACGCGAGTGGTCCGAACTGTTCCCAATCCGGGTTCGGCAGCATGTTCGGAATGTACGAAACAGCCATCTCAGAGATACCTGTCGCAACACTGACCGTGTACTTACCATCAGTGGCGAGAGCCAGATATTCCACAGGAGAGATCAGGCCCGAAAGGTGTGCAGTCTCCGTGTGCTCAGTGATGGGCACAGCCTGACCAAGAACGTTCTCGCCACCCTTGTGGAGTGTGTACCGGATCAGGCCGGCCGTGTGCTCCTCGATGAGGCGGAAGATGATGTTTGCGTTGTCGGTGCGGTACTCAGTCCACAACTTCACCGACGACAGACGCCCGTGACGGAACGTGGGGATCGCAACATCAGCCCGGTACGCCTTGGGGAACACGTGGTCAGCAACTTCGGTGTCCCACACAGGGGCAAGGTAGGCACCACCCAGAGCGGATGCGTACTCGCCAGCAATCAGCAGCTGCGAGTGTGACTCGTCAGAACGCATGATCAGATCAAGGCGTGCCTGACCGGTCTTGTTCGTATCCTCGAAATCGGGGAGCTCAATGAGGGGTGCTTCACCAAACAGCAACGATGACGACTTCTGGGCAACATCAGCAGGCAGCGGCAAATGCAGTTGGGTGCGGTTCTCACCCTCAGCAACAGGTTGCCCCCAGAACATCTTCGAGAGACCACCGATAACACCACCACGGTGTGCGACACCCTTGTGCGTGTGCGTTGCGACACCAGTGCCGGAGTAGATCGCTTTGATGGTGGCCATGTCACCAGACCACCAGGCGCGGTGTTCGTTGTAGCGTGCGCCCGCAATGTGGAAAGGGGAGGGTGGCCACTGGTCAGTGTTTGCCATGAGGCCTCCTTAGGCTGCGAGCTTGATGTGTGGGCGCCAGATGTTCTCAGTCGTAACAACGGCGTAACGGGCGGCGTCAATCGCGTGGTCATTGACCTTCATGGGTTTGTCATTGCCGAGCAGGGTCTGCTTCGGATCCCAGCTGTAACCGGGTGCCTCGCGGATAAAGTTCTTGCATCTGTCGGAGGTGATGAGCTTCTTGTCGTGGATGAGTGATGCGACGGTGCGGATGCCGTACAGCACCTCGTTGTCGGCCTGTGTCGTCGTGACGCCTTGCTGCGCGAGTTCGGTGCGCAGAGGTGCTGCCGACGGGTCGAGAATGACGAAACGAGGACGCATGCCGGCGCTGGAGTTCAGCGGCAAGTGTTCTTGATCGAGCCACGTTTTGAGTTCCCGCGACTGCTCCGATGGTGCGAGCTGTCGCTGTTCTATCTTCGAGTTGAAGTAGTACTCGTCGATGAGGAACAAGCGCGGTGCTGGCCGGTTGTACTGGTCGACCTCATCTGAGATGCCGAGCAGCAGTGCCGCGGTGGGGTTCGATGTTCCGTAGTCCATGCCGACGGCGATGAGTTCGCGCATTGGCGGCAGGTCATCCCATGAAATGACGAAGCCGAGCTTGATGTCAGGGTCGAACGTTTCGAAGATTGCACCCTCAGCAGCAACCCACTCGCCATTGACGTTGCGGCGGTAGAACAAGCCAGTGTTCTCGCGACGAATCGCATCCTTGCGCGCTTCCGACAGCATCGGGTTGTCGTCGAGGAGGAACTTCCACACCCGCCAGTCAGGCAGGAACTGTGGGTGCTCAGGGTCACAGCGGTCAAGGAAGTTGACCTTGAACCAATGACCAGGTGAGTCCGGGTTTGTGGTGCCGAAGAGTTGCGCGCCCTCCCACAGGCGGTTGAGCAGCTGAGTGAAGAAGTCTTCCCGCAGGAGTGTGAGCTCATCAACGTATGCGCCGGCACAGGTGAGGCCACGGAGCACGTTCTCCGAACGGATGTCGGATGAACCCAGCACCCACACCTTGCGGCCAAGAATCCAACCGTACGCGGCACCCGAGGTGTAGCTGACGTGCTTTGATACCGTGCCGAATAGCTCCGGATCCATGAGTGGCGCGAAGACGTTACGGGCTGCCGAGTCTCGTGTGCGAGAAACGACGACGAGTTCGCCACGGATTGTCGACGTCGCAACATAAATCAGCCAGCGAGCGAGCGACGCAATGGTCTTTCCCGAACGTACCGAGCCTTCCCAAATGTTGATGCGTGCGTTCGACTCACGGAGAGAGCAAATCTGCTTGTCGGACATTGGAGCCCTGAACGCAGAGTTCGCGGGAAGCCCCTCGGTCATGAGACACCAAGGAACGCGCCAAGCTCAGCGAGCATGCTCTTGGCCGAAGCCTCGTCCGGGTCGCCTTCTGCCTCAACCACTTTCGTCAGCTTGTCGAAGGTGATGCCAGCCGTCACGATAATGCTGCGCTTCACCTCGACAGGCGCCGAATCCAGAATGTGCTCGGCGTAGTCATTGTCCTTGCCGCCGAAGTTGTACACAAGGTACTCGTCATCGATCGCGTCAAGCATCGACTCAGCAGCCGACGACATCTTCTCGGCGAGCCGAATCCGAGCAGCTGCGAGATCCACCGTGTGTGCCTTGTTCGCGGCGTCCACCTGTGCGCGGTCAAACACCAGCCCCTCAGCCTCAGCCCACCGCGAAATGGTTGCTGCGCCAACTCTGAGAGCCTTCGCGATCGCATTGCAACCAAGACCCTGATCGAAGAGCGCTCGAGCCTCATGCCCGCGTTTAGTCTGGAATGTTCCAACGGCCATAAGGATCACCTCGGTTGCGCCGCCTGGACGCGTTCGGATGAGGCTCAGCCTCGGGGGTTGTAGGGTTCGGCAGGCTTTCGCAGGAATCACCTCACCCGGGAAAGGTAACGGGTGGTGCTCGAAGCTGGTGTCCTTCGCCTGTGATTCCATTCAGCGTTGACGTTGGCCTGCCGAAGTTTGTGTCGCCCCTAGGTCTCCAGTTATTCCCCAGCTTGGGAGACTCCACGGGACGCTCGAAGGAGCGTTTCACGCCGTTGCAGGCGATCTTCAGCCGTTTAGGTGCTGGGCTAGATGTTCACTTGTCAGGGCGACTGGTGAACCCGCGGTCTTTGTTGGGCGCAAGAGATACACGGCACGTTGCCTGACGCTATGACCTTGGGTCATTCATTCAGGGCGGGCCGTGAGTGAGTTCCGAACTCGCGCGAGGTGTGCACGCTCTTGGCGGCTAGTTGGATGCTCGGCGGTCGGAAGTGGTTGCACGAAAAAGGCCCCCAACCGAAGTCGAGGGCCTTTCGTGAAGTTTTGATGCACGCAGGTTTTTTACAGACTAATGCAGTGCCCTCCCATTATGGCACATCAGAATGACAACGGTGTAGTTCGTCGGCGTGTCCCGGTTCTGGGTTTTCGTCAATCTGGGGGTTGTCAAGTTCCCAAGCGAACCCTCTAACGCCGGCGGATCCGGTTGCTCTCCATGCACAGCATCCGCATTCGACTGCGCTCTGTTCGAGGCCGCCCTGTCCATCTGGCCGGTAGGTGGCGGTGAGGGTGACGCGTTTCTCTTTGTCGTACCAGCGTCCGCCTTTGCCGTTGTCTCCTGAGTTGAGGACTTTCTCGAACCAGCCGAATCCGCACTGGGGGCAGGGGTAGGGCTGTTTGTTGGTGGGGTTGATGAGCTCGAGGATGATGGGGGCGGTTATTTTTGCTTCGATTCGTGTCTCCCATGCTCCCCACATGTCAGACCACCGGTCGATGTCGGTTTCGTCGGCGGTGACCATGAACGTGGTGTACCAGGTGCGAAGGTTTTGTTCTGGTGTGAGGTGCGGCACCTTGTCGGAGATTTTGTGGAGCTCGGTGAGGATGAGTGCTTCGAGGGTGTCGTATTGCTCGAGGGCGTCGGTGTCGAATGGCACTTTGGAGGTTGATGCGGCGAGGCCGTTGCCTCCGGTGAGGGTGGATGCGATCGCGTCTCTGAGGAGCTTGATGAGTGGGTCGCGTCTTACCCAGCGTGGGCGTCCTTCGATGTTGGCCCGGTACGGGTGCTCTATTGTGAGTCGGTCGACGATGTCGAGGAGTGTGTTCGTCATTGTGGGCTCCTAATCTTTCAGAATCAATGCGATGGCCACGGCAGCGATGGCGATGAAACCCACGGCGGCCAGGATCGTTTCGGACATCAGCTCGGTCATGGTGTCTTCTGGTCGTGTTCGTTCTGCAGGTCGGTGATGCGTTGTTCCCATGTGGTGCGGCCGGTTCGGAGGCCGTCGATCCTTGCGGTGAGGTCTTGGCCGCGTTGGGTGCGGCGTTGTTCTCGGTTCATGGCTTCGAACTCTTCGATTTGGGCGATGAACTGGGCGAGGATGTAGTGGGCGGTGGAGAGTTGCTCTTTGATGGGGCGTCCGGTGGTCATGGTGTGCCTTTCGTGTCGGTGGTGGACATGCCTCGCAGCACGATCTTCGCTGCGGCGACACCTTGTCCGGGCTTGATGAATTCAGGGTCGTTTTGGATGCGCTCACACACGGTCGCCGCCTCTTCCAGCGATTCCCGGCGCACCTTCTCGGTAAGGGTTGCGTCATGGGCAGCAAGCCAGCGGTCAAACCGCTCGTGACCTTCTGCGCGTGCCGCCTCTACGGGCTTAGCGCGATCCGTTGCTGTCGTCGCGGCGTAACCAACCATGATCCGCAACCAGCTAGTCGTCGGTGTGTAGTCACTCATGGTCACCGCCTCCGATCGAACATCGACATGATGCCAACAATGGCAAAACAGATAAGAGCAATCAGGAAGAACTCCATCACTCACCACCCCCCAGAGCAGCCACAAGAGCGGCACGAGCCATAGCCATGCGCACATCCCGGTTGTGCAGTACATCAAGTTTCGGCCAATGCAGGCTCGGCCACATCATGCGGTTGAGGATCGACAGCGCGGCCTTCTCCACCATCTCGTCTGTCACCTCTACCGGCTGAGAAGCACTGCGGAGGGCGGTGATGAGGAGATCTGCAAGATGATGTTCGTCGCCAGCGTTCCACCCATCAGGGCGCTCCATGTCATCCCACCTCGCGAGCAGTGCTCCCAATTCGGTGTCGGATGGTGCAGCCTCAACCTTGCGGGATGCCTGCCCGACGAGAGCCTGTAGCGCTTCGTCAAGCTCATCCTCGGAGTTGATCTCCCATCCTGCGCCCCCTAGCGCGTCGCACGCAGCCTCTCGGTATCGCGCGATGCGCTCCGACATGATGCGCTCGGTGTGTGCTTCGTCTTCGATACTCATGAGGACACCTCACCTGTTGCTGGCGTATCCCGGACTTCTGTCGGGGCATACTTTGCGTGAAGCAATATCGGGTTTTGCGAGAACTCCTCCGCTATTTCAGGGCGGTGCTTCATAAGCGCATCGAACCACGACCACCCCTCAATGGCTGGGAGAGTATCGTTGCCGACGTACTCGACCGTGAACCGGATGGCTTCTGCAAGTTCATCAATCGCAGCCACGCAAACACCGACGGTCTCGTCCTTGCCCTGTGCGATCTTGAACCAATCTTCGAGAGTGAACCCGTTGATGGTCTGAGGTGGCGCAGGTTCGGTCGGTGCGGTGACAGCGGCTTCCAACTCGGCAATCCGTTTGCGTGCCCTCACCAACTCCGCCCAATACTTCGAGGCCATATGCGGCGACTGCGAGAACGGGTCCGTCTGTTCCGCTGCGAGGACACACGCCCCCTGTAGGAAACCGCCGACAATATACTCAGGACAAGAAAGCCCAAGCCCGTCCTCGGGGCCGTGATTGTGGACAGGTGGATTCTTCCGGTTCATCGTCCTTCTCCGTTCGTCGTTTTCGGCTCCATGTCGTGCGTGTGGCAGTAGCAGACCGCATTAAGGCATCCGTATTGCTTCGTGTGACAGAACTCGCACCGCTTACATTCGGTGTCGCGTCCTTTGGTGTTTCCGTGCACCCGATCGGTGCCATTTAGGATCGCCATCGGTCAGAACGGAATTTCCGCCGAGTCGGGCCAGCCGTCCCCTGCGGCCTCAAAATCTGCCGGGGCGGTCGTAGCCCACGAATCGGGCACAGACGCGCCTACGGTGCCGCCACGGTTCTCCTGGCCCCGCTTCGGTCGCCGTGCCACCTTCGCAATTGTCGGATTGCCCAGCTTGATCTTCGCCCCCGGCGTACCGTCGCGCTTCATGAAGACTTCCAGCTCAGGAGTTCCGGTCAGCGTGACGAGAGTTCCTTTCTCGACCAACTGGGTAACAACATCTGCGTGTTCATTCCAGAACGATGATTCGTACCAGACGGTTTCGCCGGAATCTTCCCACTTGCCGTCGACCTGCTTCTGTGGTGTCACCGGGACTGTGACCGCAACTACACGGTGAGCTCCTGCGTCCCGATATTCGAGATCGTTTGAGATGAAACCTTCGATTACTAGTGTTGCTTTTGCCATGACTAACGTGCTCTTTTCTGGGCTTCAATTACCCGTTGTGCTGTTTCTATTTCTTGCCGTGTGAACATCCGTTCGACCGCGACCTGGTACTCAACTTTTGATTTCTCCCGCAAAAACAGTTGCCGTTTGCGTTCCGTTTTCGAAAACGTGCGCTCCCGGTCACGAAGCACCTTTGACGGGGTGAGCGTCGCGAGCCAAGCGGTGAAAATATGATCGGATGCGGTCTCGACATAAGTCATCAGGACACCTCTCGTCGCTGCATGTTCTTGACGAACTCGCGCTCGATTTTGTGACCCGGCGACTTCTCCGGACACCGGTTGTGTGGATGCTGGCGTGGGGTGCCGTCCTTGCGTCTGGCAAGCATCTGCCCACACCGATCACACGGCGCATGACCGCACTCGTGATGATTCGCAGCCTTCAGTTGAGCCCACGACCCCGGTGCCCATTCCCGCAGCTCGTAGCCGCATTCCTGACACCGCCATATCGCACCCGACCATGTCTGTCCCCAGGAGCCACCCCACCCGCGTTCACGACGCACGGCGATAAAGCACCGATAGCGGTCACCTACTTTCGTGATGCCGTACTGTCCGGACATCGCACTCATCACGCCACCGCCTCTTCTGCGATCTTCGCGAGCACGTATTCGAGCGCATCCTCGAACGAGTACAGATGCATCGAACCGTGCAGCGGATGCCCGTCAGGGATCGAAGAGTGCGACACACGCCAATAGGTACCGGGGGAACCCCACATGAACGTGAAGCGCTTCCGAATCACCCACTTCTCGACATTCATCCCCTCGTTTTCTCCTGCGCGTTCAGTAACGAGAGATATCTCTGTGGGGTGAGTAAGTCGTCCGTAAGTCCGTCCGTCCGTCCGTGCTAGGAGCAGACGGCTAGCAGAATTGGGATTCGCTACAGCTTTGCTAGGCAGGTTGCTAGACATTTGCTACCCGCTTCGCTTTCGCTTGGCCACCACGTCGACCGTTCTCAACGGCTGTGTCGTGGATAGCCTGCGACTCCGCACCAACTAACTGGCGGGTGCCCCAGTTGCGGATCTGCCACCCACCCTCGACGACATCCCACAAGCGCACCTCAGCAAGCAGGCGAGCCTCAAGCGGGGTACCATGCACGAACGGCAGCGCCGCCCGCTTGATCACCCCCGAAGTGTCATGCCCGGCCGCGTACGCCAACGAGCAGACGTACACAAAAGCGGCACCCTTACCCTTCGGTGACTTCCCGAGCAGCTCGAGGATCTTGTCGTGCGTCGGCAGATTGGTATCCGCCCTAAACCATGGCAGCGCCATTACCTCATCACTCCCTCTCGTATTGCCCCGATCAGCACCAAATATTCGATAGCTGTCAGAGGGTTGATTTGTTCCTTGTTGCCGGCGTCATCGAATCGCCACCATGTGGCATCGACGCGGCGAAATGTGGGCACGAGTAGGGGGTCGAAACCTGATCGAATCGACCAGCCGACTGACTCGCCGATGTACCCTGCATGGGCTGTACCGTGGCAGCCGTCGATGTTTCCGCCGACAGCACCAACACACACGTGCAGTCCGTTTGCTGGATTCCCAAATCCCAACCTCGACTTGAATAGGCGGTGGTGAATTTGGGAGGCAGGTGCCATCCCGCATCCTTCGCAAACACCACCGGAACGGGCAACGATCAGACGTCGTGCAGCGGGGGAGAACTCACGCGGCCACAGGTTCAGGGTTCTCACGCTGCACGCTCCACATCGACCCCGTTGAGGGCTTCAGCAACAGCCATGCCCAAGTCGCGAGCTGCTGGCGGGGTGACCGCGTTACCGGCCTGTTTGACCTGCTCCCGCTTCGTGCCGCCTAGGTAATAGTCGTGCGCGAACGCCATACCGACCTTGATCTCATTCGGGGTGAGCATGCGGAACAGGACGTCGTCGACGTCAAGGCTGATCTCTGACTCGACAAGCCCGTATCGGTCTGTTGTCGTGAGGGTGCCGTGTGGTTCGCTGGTCGGCTTACCAGCCTCGGATGCACCGTAGTAAGGCACGAGCAGCGACTGGTGACCACCGGTCGTTAGTGTGCGCAGCTCCTCGGTGACGGGTGTAGTCATCTCTGCGCCGCCCGTGTTGTTCCGCATGACAAGCGCATGGTGATTACCACCCGCCGATACTGTGTCGATCGGGTGCGTTGCAGGCTTCGTCACACCGTTATTGCGGAGCGGAACGATCAACGCCTGGCCTGCGCCATCCGCAACCACAGTGGTGAGTGGCTCGCGTGCCGGGTCAAGAGTGCGCTCACGCTGCCGGAACTGCGCAAGGAACGGTGGGAACACGATCGCAGTCTCATTGCGGGTCGACTGGGTGCGTGCCGGATCACTCGCGAGCGAAGCGGACTTCCCCTCCCTACCCTCCACTGGGACCATGAGAGGCGAGTAGGCGATGCCCTTCGTCTGCGCGGTCGTCTGCGTGTGCATCGGATCGGAAGAATGCTGCACGGTGCCCTCGCCACGGATCCCATCAGTGATGAGCGGGTGTACTGCGAGACCGTGCTGCACAGTCGTTGTCTGCGTCGGCATCTGCATATCAGTCGGATACGCACGCAAATACTGGCTACCTGTAGTGATTCCGTCGTAAGTGTTCCCCGCGGCCGTAACGAGCAGCGGTTTCCAGTACCGCTCGATTCCCTTCTCAATGCGAGCCCGCGTCTTGTCGGCAAGGGGCTTCTTTTTGTCGCCGATGCGCTCGCCCGGAATTGACCAATCAATAGCAGATGACGCGGGCAACCATGCGGGTTCGATGATGGTCGCGCAGCTCGGGCAACGGTAGACGTACTGGGCGCGGTAGCGACCCCAACGCTCGGCCTTCTTGAAAGCCTGCACTGCTGACACCATGCCGTGGTTCTCGCAGAACGCCTGCGGGCGAGTCCACTTGCCGATATTCGGCTTGCGCTCACCCTTACGCCAAAACACGATGTACATGCGGTCGCGAGACTGAGGCGCGGGAAGACCGACGGCCTGCGCGTGCATGCTGTTGAGCCAAACAAGCTCGTGCTCGTAACCGAGGAGTTCCATCGTCATCAGCCAGGCGGGGAACGGAACCCACCGGTACGCATCAACGACGTTCTCGATGATGATGGCCCGGTACTGGTGGTGCTCGGTGAACCGGGGCACGTCGTACATGGTGGCGCGGGAACGGTTGGCGGCCTCGTCGGGAAGCGGTGCGGTGCCGTCGAAGTCGAATAGGGCCTCGTTGACGGCGCGCTGCCGTTTCACGCCCTTTGCCACGGAATGGTTGGTGCACTCGGGTGACGCCCAGAGAATGTCGGTGCGTTGGAAGTAGCCCGGGTTCACCTGTGAGATGTCCGCGCTCGAGTGGTCGGTTTCGGGGTGGTTGATCTGGTGGGAGTCGATGGCCTGCTGCCAATGGTTCGCCGCAGTAACGACCTTGAACCCGGCGTCAACGAGGCCGGAGGATGATCCGCCGGCACCGCAGAACAAGTCCGTCACGGTGAGGCCGTTCCATGGGACCGTGGGCTGCTTGTAGCCGATCGGGGTAAGCGTTGCGGCGGTCATGAGGTGATGCCTTCCATGTCGAATGCGAGCTGCTCGGCTGTGGCCGACGGCGGCGCGATGGCGGTGAGGGTGGGGTTGTTCGCGTTGAACGCGAAGCTGATGGTGTGGGTCGGGGTCGGGACGATGCCGGAGACGACCTCGAGATATGCGGCCCAGATGATGTCGAGCCATTCGCGGGGGCAGTCGACGTTGATGCGGAGGCCGAGGTCGCTGTCGTCCATCTGGGCGAAGTCGACTATCCGAATATCACGGGCGGGGGTCTTCCACTCGCCCCAAAACTGGCAGTAGATGCGAGTCTCACCAGTAGTGCCGGCGACGATCATCGGGGCGGTCATCGCTTCACCGCCCGTACCCGGTCGAACGGGACAGTCTCAGTCCACGACCACTCCGTTGTCACCGACACGGTTTTCCGGTTCACACGCACAACCTCGCGGAGCTTCCCGAACTGGTCAACGATGTGAGTGGCACCAACAATGTCGTCGCGGGTAAGGCGCACACGTTCAGATTCGACCTGTGCGGCCCGTTCCTTTATCTCCCGGTACTCGGTGTCGCTGGCGGTCTTCTGACGACTCAGCTCGGCGCTGATCGAATCCTCGTTAGCCTTCGCCCGAGCGCGGTATGCGCTCACAGTGCGCCTCCGAAGTTCAGGGTCGGTTGCGCGAACCGTGTCGAGAGCGAGAGGTCGAGATAGTCGCGGTTCAGGTCAATGCCGATGTATTTGCGGCCTTCCTGTGTTGCGACCATCCCCGTTGTTCCTGAACCGCTGAATGGGTCGAGAACGGTGTCGCCGGGACGTGAGCCAGCGAGAATGCACGGTCTTATTAGTTCGGGCGGGTAAACCGCGAAATGTGCTGCTGAGAACGGTGTGGTCGGCACCGTCCAGACGCTGCGCTTGTTGATCGTGCCGCCCGACAGGAATTCGCGGTAGTAGCCACCAAGCGCGGTCTTCGCTTCTTCCGCGAGTCGTTGCATCTCGGGGTTGTTTTTCCCGAAACCGTCCTGCACCATCTGCGCTTTGCCGGCGTCGTTCATCCCGACTGCGCGGATGGCAGCCATATGCGCGGATGTAAGACCGTGCTGCTCTGCGAGCTCACGTGCGCGACGAGCCTGAGGACGCTCACCGCTCTGAGCTCGTCCGCGCTGGTGATCTGCCGTCTTCCCGACATCGAACCGTGATCCCTTTGCGCCCCCTACCGCTTGCTCTGCTATTGCGTCGGCGTCGTAGTAGTACTTAGGCGACTTCGCAAGCAGGAACAGGTATTCGTGCGCCTTAGTTGGGCGATCAGTGACGCTCTCAGGCATTGGGTTGGGTTTGTGCCAGATGATGTCTGAGCGGAGAATCCAACCATCAGCCTGTAGCGCCAAAGCGATTCGCCACGGAACGCCAATTAGGTTTTTTGCCGCAGGCTCGCCATCGCGGATTGCGCCGGTATTCGTGCCCTTCGTTGGATAGCGCCCGTCATGTACTGGCGTGAGCATTCCGCCCTTAATCGGTCGCTGAGTGCCGCGTTCAGACTTCCGCCCCTGATTGCCCCACGATCCCGCGTAAGAGTCTCCAAGGTTTAGCCAAAGCGTGCCGTCATCAGTCAACACCCGGTGCAACTCTCGGAACAGCGACACCATCCCCTCGACGTAACCCGCCAACGTTTCTTCAGCGCCCATCTGCCCGGTCTCGCCATAGTCACGCAAGCCGAAATATGGGGGGGATGTGACAATGGTTTGCACAGAACCCGCTTCGAGCATCTGCGCTTGGGCGAGTGCGTCACCGTGCAACAGCGTCACGGTGTCATCTTTGTAGTACGGGGCGCTCACAGTTCACCCCCAATGTCGGTGATCGTCACAGTGAAGTGCGGTTCGGCGCCTGCTTCGAACCGGATCGTCGCGGACGGTTTCTGCATGTGCGCAGGGTCGTCGTCGTCAACAATTCGGGCGGAAGTTCCACGGTTTGAACCGATGCCGTCGTAGATCGCTTTGAGCAGCGGGGCGAGGTTGTCCGTATCGCGGTTTCGGCGGTCGGCAACAACCCACTCGACGTCGACACGGATATTGTCCAGACCGGGGACTTTCGCGGCGCGGGTGCGCAGCATCGCCTGGGTGCGGATCATCTGAGTGTTCTCGTGCTTGACCCGCCAGTGGCAGCGGTCGTTCGCTGAGAGCCCTTTGGGTGGGCGGGGATAGTTGAGGTCGAAAGACCAAGTGGTGGTCATCGTCGGCCCCCGTACCCGTTGTACGCAGCCTGAACACCCTTGTTGACGTTCAACATTCCGTTGAGCTTGATCGTGAGCGCTCTGAGGGTGTCGTGGGCGTAATGCCATGCCGCTTTCGCGTCATGCCACGCCTCCAGTTCCGGCATTGCTTCCACGTTGGCGAGCGCACGGGCCCGAGTCACAGACATGCTTGCCGCGTGCGCTGCGAGGGACGTTTCCCGCCGACGCGAGTGGGCGCGCTCGGCGGCGTACCGGACCTCGTTCAGCTCAAGCATCTTCGCGGGCATCTGCTCGATAAGGGTGGTGAGCTCGGTGATGAGATATTCCATTTCGGCGGGGTTCGCCGGAACAAAGTGGATGAGCTCACCACCACGAGTGAGAACATCAACAGCGGTGCCGCCTTCTGCGCCTGCGGGGGAGGTGACGGTAGGGTTCTCGTCGGTGAAGTGAGTCATCGCCCGGCCTCGGCTTCTGCTGCGGCCTGCGCTTCGTAGTCAACATCCGTCGGGGTGGCGGGAGTCTGGTGGCATTCGCACTTGCAGACGTCGCCAGCAGGGTTGCTGCACTCGTCGTGGTAGCCGATTGAGCACTGACGGTTTTTGCCGACGGCCACTCCTTCGCGGATTAGGCGATCTGTGTACTCGGCGTCCGACTCACTTGAGACGACCGCCTCAGCCTCTGGCGTTGTTTCCTCGATAACAACCTCGCGACCCAGCTTCCCGACCTTCGTGAGCACGAGCGTGCGGATCTGATCGGTGTACTCTCCGAGCGCGTCGGCGCGCTTGCTGATCGTCTGCAACTCGTCCTTCGTCGTGGCCTCAGCTACCAACGCTGCCCAGTCCTCAGTCGGCTCAAGATCAGCGTCCACTGTTTCTACTTCTTCGCGCTCGTTGACGACAGCGCCCATCTCCTCAGCGGTGTAGTGCATGCCCATGAGCACGTCCTCAAAACCAGCGGAGGCGACGTCGCTGAGCGAACGCCAACGCAGAAGGCGGGGCATGTAGCTCTCCCACGGCTTCGCGTTGTTGTCTTTCGACCGCGCCTTCCCACGCCAGACACCTCCCGCGTCGGGAGCGTAGGAGTCGAGCAACCCGGCGCGGAGAGCATCGGCCGGCGTCCACGTGTACACGTACGGGTGCTCGGGGTCGTCGGATCGGATGCCCGTGCATGTGACGGCGATGTCGCCGCCCTCGACGGTGCCGGTCTGCTCAATGCGGAGCGTGTGCCCTGCCTGGCGAATGAGGGCCGACATCAGCGACGGCTTCAACGTGGGATTACCCTCGATGACATCGATGCCGCGCAGTGCTGCCATGGGGTGCAGGCCAAGCATCAGCCCTGTTTCGACGATGAGCATGACCTTGCCGGGGCTTGGTCGGTTTTCCATCAGCCCGGTGTCAGGGTTTTTGGTGTTCGCCCACAAACCTCGGGGCAGTAGCTCGCCTGCGGAGGTCAACGTCTGGACGTAGGACTTCTTCTCTTCGAGGGTGGCGTTGACGTATTGGGTGATTGCGGTGCTCATGCTGCGTTCATCTCTCTTTCGAATTCGAGCGCCCGGGTGAGGCGGTCGAGGAGGTCTGTTGCGAGGGGGAGAATCTTCGACGTGAGGTCGACGATCTTTGGGTGGTCACGCGGGATGGTGAGATTCTTCGGTTCGTCAGCGCGGGGAATCCACAAGCCAGAGGTCGAATCGGTGACGAGTTCCTGCCAGATGAACTCGATCTCTTCGAACTCGGGAACGACAACGAACTGCCACGCCACTTGACGCCATTCGCCCAACGTGGGGCCGGTGACGACCTTGTTGTGCTTGGCTTTGCACTCGGCCCCGCGGGTAGCGTCCGCCCCATCTGGTGTTGCTGCGAACCCGCGGTTCTCGGGGGAGTGGATGAGGGCAATGTTTGGGCTGATACCGGCCCAGGCGAGCATCATTGGTTCCCACCTGTGGCCTTGTTCGGTGTATGCGTTGCCGTTCCATTCGCGGCGGGTCAGTTTCTCTTTGAGTACTGATTCCACTGAGGACTCTTTGGCGAGCTTCGCGGCGTCGGACGCACCAACGCAGGGTTGCCGGGCGAGCTTCCACCCTTCCCGGTCGATGCCGTCGTGCAGGATGCGATCGAGGTGGCTCATACCGGCCTCACCTCAATCTGAGCTTCGAGCGGGATGGCCCCGCTCTTTGTGTAGTTCTCTGCGAGTGCTTTCGAAGAGAACGTGGCAAGCCATATCCACGGAACGGCTTTGTTGGGGCGCGCGTAGACCTCGTGCGCGTCGTGGAAGATTCCTTCGGCAGGCATCAGTTGACCTCTGTCTGTTGTTCGTCGCGGCGGTCGTCGGCACTCGCGAGGATCCGTTCGGCGTAGCCCGGCGATTTTGGGTCGTCGATGCCGTAGGCGTCGTACTCGAGGTCGCTCATGCGAAATAATCCTTTGCATCGGGGCCGAAAAGTGCTGTCTCTTGGTGGAGTTGCGGGCCGAGTCCGTCGCCGGATTCTGCTTCGTCGTCCTCTTCCGTCTCGTCTTCGATGTACTCAGCCCACGCCTCGTCCCACTCGTGTGATGGGCAGGCTGCCTTCACCGCTGCGGTCAGCTCAACGAGCGGAACGTCATCGTTGGTGTGAAAGCGGTACACCGAATCCACGAACTCGGTCAAGGCGGATTCGAGGGCGTCGTCGGCTTCCTGCATTACTTTTGATCTGAGCGCATCCGCACGGGACGGATTCTCCACACGGTACGAATGCCCGCGAGCAGTGACGCCCGTAGCTTCACCGGTCGGAGCCATGCTCTCAGCCGAGTGTGCAGACATCTGCTCTTTGGTATCCGCTACGAATCCGCACCCCTCGGTGAGACAGCGTGCGTAAGGAACGCCATCCTTCGGGTCGAAACGTGTGCCACTCATGCGGTCACCGCCGGCGCGAGTGCGACGATGTCAGAGGCGAGTATCCGGATAGCGGTCAAACCATCGGCACGTTCGATCCGCTGCCCGATATCCGAGCTGCTCTCGTCGTCAAACTCAACCTCAACAAACGTCGCGTAGGGTGGATCGTTCTCGTCGATGATGATGTTGATCGCCGCCGCCTGCCCTCCGACTCGGGTCTGGTCGCGGTCAGGTGCGATCGCTTCGAGGAGCGCGTAACGGTCCTCGAAGTAGCGGTAGAACGTCCCGATCGAACAGCCAGCAAGGAGCGCCACCTGTGCGGTCGTCAACCGGTCACGGCCAATCGCGGGGTTGTTGTACAGCTTGATAGCTGCCGTCTTGATTGCGTCGAGGCGAACCTGCGAACGTGTCTGCAGTGGCTTGTTGCGGAGGATGGCGCTCATGCTGACACCGCCGAGGATTCAAAGAGCGGCTCCCAGAGCATGCGCATGTGCTCAGCCTTCGCGGTAAGCCATGCACGCACGGCGGGTTCGTCGGCCTCCGTCACCTTGACGACGTGGCTGAACGGCTTGGCCTTGCGCTGCAGCATGTAGAAGAGATCGAGGTGATCACCGGGCATTTCAAAGTTCTCACCGGCTTCCTTCTCGACCGCGTAGTCGGTGGGGTCTGCGCGCTTCCAGTCCCAGCGGAACAGGAGGTTGTAGTCGTTGTCGCTTGCCCCCCAGGCTTCCGCGAAGTCAGCCCATGTTTCCCAGTTGGCGTGCACGTCATCCAGGTCTGTGCCGTTGGCGTAGTAGCAGCCTTCGGTGCAGTAGTAGGGGTGGTCAAACTCCCAGAGGTGCTTCGCGGCGCTCATTTTGCGACCTGCCCATCAGCGAGTTCGAGCACATCAATACCAGCGACAGAAGGCATGTCCGGACGTCCCCGGTCGATCAGGCCCGTGAAGTGTGCCTCGGTGAGCATCTCGTCAATCTTCGTGAGACTCGTCGGGTCAAGGGCATCACCGTTCTTGATGATGACCAGGCACAGCTCTTCATCTGAGTGCTCACCTGAGATCGCTACCGCAATGGCAGCAACTTCTCTGTCGGCAGCGTTCACGTTCACAAAGGGGGTGCCGTCGAGGAGCACGTATTCGTCATCGACAGACAGTCCCGGGTGCGGGAACGTCGCGAGTGCCAAGCCGTCGAACTTGGCTTTCTTCACCGTCTTGAGTTTCTCGTCAAGGGTGGTGTGCAGGGTGGCGGCGGCATCGTAGGCGGCTTTAGCGCGGGCATGCTCGGCCTTCGCACGAACTTTTGCGTTGACCTCTTCGACCTCACCGAGGCGGGTGCTGATCGCGGAAGTGTCGATGCGCTCCGGGCTGGCCTTGTACCCGGCTAGCAGATCGGCTGCGGTCTTCACTGCCATCTCGGCATGCGACCGTGCGTCTGCCAGAGCCTGCTCAGCGCGGACTACTTCTGCTTCGGCACGTTCCTGCGCCGACTGCGCGCGCTCAAGCTCGCTCATCTTCACATCGAGAGCAGCGTTGTGCTCGCGGGCCTTCTCGAACTCGGCAACGATGTCCGCAGCAGAAACCTCCACATCGGGGGTTTCCTTCGACGGCGGCACCAACTGGGAGAGCGCACCCTCAAGGCGTGACTTCTCCCGGTTCGCATCCGTGCGCGCCTGTTCCACCCGCGACTGCTCAGCAGTCAACGCAGCCATATCGAAACCCTCAGGGAAGATCGACTTCGACATGATCAGCTCGCGACGCGGCCCTTCATCCATCTCAAGGAACGCAGCGACATCCACAATCACAGTGCCGATACAGTCTTTCAGGATTGCGGTGCCGTTCTCGTGCTTCGCGCCGTCGAGGGCTCGCACTTCAACGGCTGACATTTTGCCGTTCTTCCACTTGCGGGTGAATGAGAGTCCGAGGTCGTGGTCGACGTAGGTTGCTTCGCCTTCGATCTGTCCTTCATGTACGGGGTCGGGTGCGCCCTTGATTGCTTTGTGGGCGAAGATGTGCCCGAAGGCGTTCACGAAGGAGGACTTCCCTGCACGGTTCTTGCCGGTGATGACGATGGTGTTGCTGTCGGTGCGGTGTGTGATTTCTCCACGGATGCCGTAGAGGTTGCGGACGGTGAGTTCTTTAGTCATGGGAGGTGCCTTTCAATTTGGAGGGTGAGAACAGCGGTGCTGGCGATGACATAGATGGTCAGTACCAGCCACCAGAACCGGGGCACCCATTTGGTGCGACGGCGGTGGGTGGAGGCGCGACGCAACTGTTGTGCGTCGATCCCCCACATGGTTTTCATTACGAAGCTGAGGAGCTGTAGTGCTCGAACCCGCAGTCAGGGCACACCCAATGGCCTGTGTCCGTCTCAGGGTCGAATGTTGCATCGACGTTTCCTGCGAACCCGCACGGGGCGGAGCATTCGCGCCGGATGATGTGATCAGTCACAAACTGGCCTGAGGATTCCATTGCTTGCTCCAGACGTTGAGGTTCTTGGCGCAGCACTTTTTCGCCCACCAAGATTTCGGTGATTTGCTGAATGGGAGTGGTCACCAGAGCACCCCTGTGATGAGGAGTGCAAACCCTGCCGAGACGGCCACGTTCAGACCGAGCAGGATGGTGCCCACAAGAAGCACTGGTGCGAGACGGTAGTAACCTCTTGGTGCTGGGGTGAACTCACCGTGATCGCAGGTGTACATGCGGCGGCTCATGAGCGGGCCTCCCGTGCAGCACGATCCCGGCGAACCTTCGCGCGCCGTGACGACACCAGCGCTGCGACCGTGACTGTGGACAGAATCGCTAACCAACCGGCCAACTCGGACACGGTTTGAGCGAGCATTTCGGGGGTCACAGTCCCAGCCCCTCACGTATGAGTTCCTGAGCACGTTCGCGCCGAGCGTTGCCAGCGGCATAGCTACTCATGTCCCACGGCCCGGGGTTCTTCTCGGCCTCGGCAAACTGAGCGTCGATGAGTGCCACATATGCGATCAGGTTGGCGGTGTGCTGCCGATCGGCTTGGAGCATGGCCGCGTGGTATTGGGCGATGTCGTACTTTCCGGCGGATGCCGCAGCTTCCGCTTCTGCGCGGTGATCGATGGCGCTCATGCCCGTACCTTCCGGCGAAGCAGGAACCCGCCCACTGCCAACAGCAGCGATGCGATACCGGCAGGGATAAGAGGTGAACTGCCCGTACGAGCAAGCTCGGCAGAAACCGGAACAGTCGGCAGTTGAATATCTGTGGGCACATCAACAACAGGAGGCTCAACAGGTGTTTCAGGCTCTTCAACAACAGGGCACACATTCGCGGCGACCTCTTCTGAAGTCAACTGGCGAACACTGTCCTCCGTGGTCGTGACCGTTTCGCCCTCAACATACGAGTTCGATTTCTCGTCGTAGATGTACGAGGTCGTGAACACTTCACGTTTCGTCGCAACCTCAGTCGCGCCACACACGATCGATGCTTCCTGCCACTCACCAAACTTCACAACAGGTTCTTTAGGGTCAGGCTTCGGGACAGCACAGGTGCCGTCGAGCTTGTAACGCAACTGCCCATCCGAACCAAACGAGTTCTTCGTTTCAGGTGCAGCAAACGTCGTGTACGCATAGACCCACGGGCCCGCACCAGTTGTTGCCCCAGGCAGTGAGAAACCGGGCAACGAATACACACCGTCACCAGCAATCTCAGTAACGAACCCCATACCCTTATCCGACTTGGGTGTGCCGTCGAACTTGTCCGACCCCACACGAGCGGCAACCTTGCCGGCCTTATCGCCCGATCGTGAAACCGTCAGTGTCGCGGTGAAGTCGTACTGGCCCGTTGCCGTATTGCAGACAGCCTGCACGTTCATATCGCCCGTGTGAGCGGATGCCGGGGCGGCAATACCTACAGTCAGACCTGCAGCAAGCGCCACAGTCGCGACCGATGAGAGAACCTTCGTGTTCATGCTGCTTCCTTCTCTACGAGGCCCCACACGACTGCGCGGCGACCATTCGGGGTGGTACGGGAGTCACCGGAATTGGTGATCTTTCCCTGACGGACCAGAGCGGCCCTAGCGGTACGGAGACGCTGCCCCGTGAACCGAACATCACGGCGGCGTGCGGCGGCTTCGATCTCGTGATCGGCAAGCGGCCCGACGTTGTGAAGCAAGGACAGAACCCACCCGATCGAACGAGTGACGTCATTGCTGTCCGCAGCCTCATGGGAGGTGATCGGGTCAGTGCGCCTAGCCCTAGGACTGTCTTCACCGAATGTGGAATGAACAGGCGGGGTGAGTTCCGCTACTGTGGTGGTTGACATTGATTTACCTTTCGTGTCAAGGCCCCGGGTGCAACCGGGGCTTTTCCTTTTGGTGGAGTGATTGGTTACGTTTTCCAGCCGAAAGTGCGTGCGTCAATAAACGCCTGCAAAACATCGGCACGAATGCGCTGCTTCGGACGCCCTGAGCCGAGCTCAGTCACAGCTAGATCGCCGTTATGGATTCGGTCGTAGATGTAGTCCGGTGAAACTTCGAGTTGAGTCGCGGCAGAAGCAACCGAGTACAGACGCACCGCTTCGACGGTCATGACGCTCTCTCGACCAGCTGAGGGCGAGGCTCTGTGGCCACATCGAACAACGACTCAAGAGCCACATGAGGAAAAGCAATCTTCAACCGCGCAATGAAACCGTTCGACGGAACCGACTCACGGTTTGTGATTCGCCACAACGTTGCAGGAGAGACTCCGATGATCTTCGCGAGCTCGGCCTCAGTCGTTATGCTGTTCGCTTTGCGAAGTTCATCGAGCTTGGCCCGGTTCAACTCAAGCCTTGGCTCGATTGCAGTAACGCCTTTGGATTCCATGACTGCAAGAATACGCGCACGGTCTGACATTGCAAGGAGATTTCATAACTGCAATCGGCGTGTCGTGGCTCATTCCCCGCAAATTGGGCAATGAAGCAATGAAAAGTCATTGCATGCGTGCAACACTTGCGGTTAATATGGTGCAACGTGAGCACAAAAAATTCATGGGGACTGTACCTGCGAGCGATCACGGTCGGCGACGCAGGTAACTTGATCTCCCAAAAGACCGGAGTACCGGCTTCAACAATCAGCAGATGGTTCAAGGCGGAGTTGCAGCCCAAACCACGACAGGTCGCCAACGTCGCTCGCGCATACGGGGTGAACCCGATCAGCGCACTCATTGCCGCGGGCTATTTGGAGCCAGATGACGTGGACCTAAGCGCAATGGCTCCGCGCCTTTTGCAGATTCAAGAGTTCACAGAACTTGAACTGGCACAAGAAATCGTGAGGCGAATCGAAGAGGGGGAGTCGACAATGCTTGAGACTCCTGTTGGACCCGACCACGCTGTCTGGGGAGCTCGAAGCAATGTCACACCTATACAGAAGGCTGTGATGACTGAGGATGAAGCACTCGAACTGGGTGCTGTGGCTGACACTGGCGTGAAGGAAGTGCATGAGTTCGACGATGGGGACGAAGTATGACTCCCACGAACACGCCGAGAACCTCGGACTTCAAGTCGAGTACCAGCGTCTCAACACTGGTCACGGACTCTATGTTCCGGGCCGCGACCTCATTCTGCTCAGACCGCGCATGACCGCCGCCACAGAGCGCTCAGTGCTCGCGCACGAGATTTTGCACCATCTGCACGACGACCGCCGCACTACCGGAGTGTGGTCGCTCAGGCAGGAACGCCGTGCAGACGAAGGTGCGGCACTAAATCTGATCACTCCTGAGCAATGGAAAGACGTGACAGCCTGGTCGAAAGATCCACGCGAGTGGGCCATAGAGCTGCGTGTTACCGCAGAGATTCTTCTCGCTTACATGAAGGTAGCGCGCATATGAGCCGTGCAGCGAAGGGTGAGGGCTCTGCGTTCAAAGCGGCCGGCGGCTATCGCGGATATGTGACAGTCAATGGCAAACGCAAATACTTCTCTGCAAAAACAAAAGCGGAAGCTGCGCAGAAAAAGCGTGAACTGCTGAACCGCCGTGATGATGGGCGTCTTGTCGCCGGGAAAGTGCCGACCCTAACTCAGTGGATGAACCACTGGCTCGACAACGTTGCGAAGGTTCGCCCGACGACTTACGCCATGCACAAGTGGGTTATCGACGAGAAGATCACCCCCGAGCTAGGCGGCATCCGCATCGATGCTTTGACAGCGGAACGCATCGAGCAATGGGTTTCTGACCTTAGCGTGAAACCTTCCTCCCAGCGGCGTTACCTCGCGCCGATGAAAGCAGCATTGAACGTTGCGTTCCTGCGTGGTCACCTGACCTTCAACCCAGCAACGCGCGTCGAACTCGAAGCACAGAGCAAACCGAATACCTCGGCGTACTCCCGCGAAGACCGCGACGCAATCCTGAAAGCCGCGACCGGATACAACCGGGCACGATGGCACGTAGCGCTGAAAATCGGTCTCCGTCCAGCGGAAGCGCTCGGCCTCACGTGGCCCGACTTCGACCCCAAGAACGGCACACTCGCGATCCGCAACCAGATACTGCGCGCCACAGGCAAGGGTCTCTATCTACAGCCAGCACCAAAGACGGACGCGGGGGAGCGGCGTATTCGCCTGCCGAAGTCACTCGTCACGATGTTGGTCGAGCACAAGACGGAGCAGCTGCTCCTGCGCGCTGAGCTCGGCGACGAATGGATTGGGTGGGAGTTTGAGGGCAAACCTGTTGCCTTGATTTTCTCCCAGCTCAACGGTCGCCCGATCGGCGCTCACACCGATACAAACGCGTGGCGCAAGCTCCTGACTGCCGCGGGTCTATCAGAGGTGCGTCGATACAAGTCGCGGCACACCGCCGCAACGCACATGATTCAAGACTCAGGGGGCGACGTCGCTGTCGTCGCGAAGAACCTCGGGCATGCCGATGCAGGGTTCACATATAGAACCTACGTGCATCCGCTCGAAGCACGCGAAGCGGCTTTAGCTGAAGCGATGGATGCACCCTATGCTGCACCCTATGACAGCCCAATTGAGCGAAGTGCAGCGAAAATAGATCGGCATGTACCCCAGAAATCAGGGCAAAAGCTGTCCTAGACGATGTCCAGCGTAGCTACTTGCTCTCTCTCGTAATGAGAAGGTCGTCAGTTCGATTCTGACAGGCGGCTCCATATAAACACTGGGGAGTAGCCACTACGGCTGCTCCCCAGTTTCACGCCCTGCACCTTATCGTGCACCTTATCGTGCACCTTATGGGGACAGTGCGACCCGCGGAACTGCGCGGTTCGCGCCTATGGGCGCCGCGCGGAATCGGCGCGGGTGATGACGTCGACAAGGTCGAGCGCGAGTGCCATGCAGATGCGGTCGAGCTCGTCGATGGTCAGCGCACGCTCGGCGCGGAGAAGTTTCGACAGCTGCGACTGGGAGATTCCCACGACTTCTCCGAGTTCCGTCTGACCAATGCCGGCGTCCCCGAGGGTGTCGCTGAGGATGTTCGCGATTGCGCGCGACAACGGCCCAGGCGGGCGTCTGGTTCCGGAAGGCATCGATTGAAACTATCGCCAAACGTGAGGCTCTTCTGAATCTAGTTCGGATGAACTAATATTGCTGCATGGAGCGACGACGTCGCGATCAGGTGGCGAGCGCGGTAAAAGCCGAACTCGCCCTGCAAGGCGTGTCGCCCGAACGGTTAGCCGAGTTGATTTCAATTCCAATGTCAGCGCTGGATCATATGCTCAGCGGCGAAGCAGACATGGAACTCGAAGACCTCGACGCGATCGCCATCGCCCTCGGGGTTTCCGTTGTCTCATTTCTGGACGCGGGCTAGGTGCAGGCTGGTGCATCGTTTTCAAGGGGGATACATGCGATTGGTGAAACTTGATTGGGCGGCACTTACGGAAGCGGCGGCCGGCATGGGTGTGTTTGGCCGTGAGGCGATCGTTCAGCATCTGGGAGTGGAACCCGAACCTGTGACGATGGAGGTCATCGCGCGAGTGGTCACCCTGTTTCCAGCGAGGGCCGTCGACGTCTTCCGCATTTCAGGGCGGGGTGACCTGCTCCCATCACCACCTCCCCACTCTGGGACTGCGGGGACAACGTGCACGCCGGTAGGCTCGGTCGCATGAGAGCCCTCACTAAGACCATGCTCGGACTGTCCGTCGTTGCGATGCTCGCGGGCTGTGCCTCTCCTGCTGTGGCGCCGGAACCGGAACCGACAGAGACTGTGAATCCGGCGCATGCGATCTGCGACGACTTTGAGACCGCAACGAACGACCTTGCTCAACTTCTCATGCTCGTCTGGAACGGTGATGGGACCGATTCTGACGAAGCGGAACTCAAAGACTTCGCCGACAGGTTCGATACTCTCTCCCTAGAGGCTGACGGCGAAGTCGCGACCAGACTTGCGAACGTGCGGGACGTTCTGCCCAATGGTGTGTTGCCAGTACTTATTGAGTCCGAGGAGTATTTCGATGCGCTCAGCGCGGTTCATCGTGCGTGTGCTGCTGAGGGTGCAGACTCCGACTACACGACATGGAAGTACTGACCCCGGGCACGACGAAAAGCCCCGCTCCAACCTCAGTGAAGAGGTTGGAGCGGGGCTTTGTCGTTGCTGGACTACTGGCAGCTAGTGCACTGCAGTAAGTCCATCGGGTCGACGGGGACCGCGTACGGTTCGTCGTTCGGATCCTGCACGGGTCAGCGAGCGGTATAGACCGGTGTGGCGCTCGAACCGAGTAACCATTTCTCTGCCTTTGGCCAGCGGGCTCCGATCTTGCGGGCACCCCAGTAGTAGAGGGCGATGACTGCGGCGGTGGCTGCTGCGATGGTCAGGTCGCGCCATCCGTTGCCGTACGTGCCTTCGATGTAGGTGATGGCGGTGTTGAACCACGTGAACTGCGCGAGCAGGAACGTGATGAGCGAGCCGATCGCGACGGGCACGTAGGTGCGGAAGTAGGCGACAGGGTCAATGGTGGGGAGGATGGGATCGGACATTACTGCTCCTTGTTCGGTTTGGTGGTTGGTCTGCGCCCGGATGGGGCGGGGTCATCCTTTGCGACCGCAATGTGCGGTTGTGTCTGTTCTTCAATTTGGTCTGAAAGTTTCTCGTCGGTCTCGTGGAGAACTTCGACGGACTCTTCTAATGAGTCCAGGCGGTGATAGATGCCCTTCACTCCGAGTTCCACCCGGGTGATTGCATCTTTCACGGATGACCCGTTGTTGTAGTTCACCTCGTGATGAATTTCGGCTAATGCTTTCGACTGTTGCGCCATCGTTGTGTTTGTTTCTGCCATAAAAAAGGGCAACTTTCCGAGGGCTTCAACGAACGCGATAACCTTCTTCAGCCATGGCCAGAAACGGATCAGAAAGCGTGTGCTGACATAGAGTCCTGCGATGAGTGCACAAATTGTTGCAAGGGTTTGTACCCAACTCACGGCACCTATCGTTGTCCAGTCGAAAATTGGCACAGGACCCCCAAGGGCTAGTAAATTTGTTGAGTATGAATTAAACTTCGCTCATGAAGAACATGACGAAGGGAATCATCGCCAGCCTTAGTGCTGCCGCCGTACTAACCACCGGCGCGTTCTTCGGTGCGTCCGCGATGACTGCGGAACCCGCACCCGAGCAGACACCAACCGCAGTCGTGGTTACCGTCGAAGAGAACACCCTGCGTCAAGAAGCGCCCGACACCGTTCGTCGCAGCGTGCTCCCAGCACCTGAACCCGTTGTCGAAGAAACCGTTATCGCGACAGAACCAGCACCCGCACCAGATCCGGCACCCGCACCAGAACCTGAGCGTGAAGCTGTCTCCGGAAACGACTGCCCGCCTCCAAACGTTCAACGTGACGGACGATGCAACGCCCCCGTTTGTCGAATCTTGGAAGACGGCACCGAGGTTCCCTGCGAGGGCTAAACCCCCAGAGCGTCTAGACGTTCTTTGATGGCTGCAATCTCGGCAGCGTGAGCGCGCCCGATAACATTCATGCCCACCGCGCCAAACGCGGCATAGTCGATACCGATGGGCTGCTCATCTCGGATTGTCACGAACTGTTTCAGCCCGTTCTCGATTAGATGCTCGGCCATATATCCGACCTCTTGCGGGATCTGATATTCAGGGTCGTAGTACTCGCTGTTTGGGTCATGACGCATCGCTACTTGATCTTTGTACTCGTATAGGTATGCAGCGCAGCGCAAGAATGATTCAGCGGAGTAGGGAACTTGCTCAAGGTTGGTTTTCGTTGTGATCGAGGATGGTGCATACCCGTACAGCCCAACGTTTGCGCCGTCATAGATTTGCCATACCGTTTGTCTGTTGCCCGAAACAGAACCTAGGTTCGTTCCAGCAGCACCCGCACTCTTCAATGCGGCAACACCGCTCACGGTTCCCGCCGCGGTGACATTCCCGGTAGCGGTCACATTGCCACCAGTAGAGAAACCCGACGACAGGAACTCGACAACCTTCGCATTCACCGTCGCCGTGATGTTGATGAGTGCCTGCTGAACCTGATTGACGAGCGACCCGACCGACGTACCAGTCGGCTGCTGCAAGGTGCGCAGCTGTTCCTCAATCTGACCGAACCTCTCCAGAAGGCGTTGCGCGAGCTTGTCGCTAATTGTTGTGATTCCCGACATCAGATTCCCACCTTCACCGCTGTGATCGTGACCCACGGGCCTTCATCACCGGACATTCCGGTGATCTCCCACAGATGCCACCCATCGGGCAGCCAGTCGTTGTCTTTGACGATGGCGGTGAACCAATCGCCGACGTCGTACTGTCCGAGGTACGGGGGGGAGTCTTTGCGAACCTGGAACGAGTACACCTCGATCGCGCCCTGCGCGCGCCGCAGGTTCTCTTGCGCGTACCGTTGGGCCGTGGGTCGCTCGACCACGTCAACGCGTGAACTGTCGAGCACCTCACGGAGCGGATACCCAGCATCGGTCAGGGTATTGCTGGATGCGCGTTCCACGAGGGCAATGTCAGCCGACCGTCCGCCAGTCACCCACGACACCGATCCGAGCATCCCCGCGTCATAACCGACACGCAAGCGGCGTGTGTTTGACTGCTGAGCTGTCAAATCCCACCTGTGCGTTGTTGCCGAGCGGATGATAGGCGCGGTGTCTGTGCCCGTCCTAAGTAGCCACTCGATACCCTTGCGGTCAGCTTGGTGGCGTGCGTCCGCACGAAAGTCGGGCCCACCCTCAAGGTTGCTGATATCGGCAATCGCCGACGACACCGACTTGAACGCGATGCCATCCCACGTCTTCGTGTGCACCCCAGCGATATCCGCAGGGAGCACAATCGGGAGGTTCGCCGATGGCCATGACAGGGCTTGCTCGATGATCTTCTTCAGGATTGTCCCTAGGGAGAGTCCAGTGAACATGGTCCCTAGGGCAGGGTTCGGTATGGTCTTTGTGCTGTCCGCAGGGTCCGGTATCACGAACGAGGATGTCGCGACCGTCGCTGCGGCTGGAGGCAGCACGGTGCGGCCTTTGAAGTAGTCGATAATCCCCGATGCGGTGAGGGTGATGCGGTGTGCGTCGTCGTCGTAATCAGGTTCGTTCATCTCACCGGCGCCAGCGAACCATTCCCCGCCGCCGTTCTCTTCGACGATCGCGAGGGCGGTCTTCCCGCCGGTCGCGGTGTTGCGCAGGTTCAGCGCTCGCACGTCGGGGTTGTTCGATTTCACTTCGCACGACAGCGTTTCGGGGCGATTTCTGCGCCTCGACCACGCGTATTTGAGATACGGGATATCTACCAGCCGCCTGCCCGTGAGCAAGTCGGCAATGATTACACGCGCCACTATTTCGCCGCCCTAATCATGTAGTGCAGCCAGTGACCCACACGGGCACCGCCTGCGGGTGTTGGGTGGATGCCGTCAATAGTCCATCCCGGCACATATTTGTTGTCAGACGTGCGCAACGTCGTCCACGGGTCAACCCACATCCAGCCCATGCTTGTGGCGTAGTTGCGGATGTCGGTATCGAGTTGGCGTGCCTCAAGGTGGAATCCGTCATCACGAGGGGGCTGTGCGACGATGAGCGCACGCTTCGCTCCCGACTTTGTGATAATCTCGCGCAGCGCAGAGAGTGTTGTCGATAGCGGCACTCGCCAGCGCTCATTCGAGACATCGTTCGTGCCGATAACCAGAACCGTGACGTCGGAGTCCACGAACTCTGCATTCTCCGCAACTTGGTATGAGCGATATCCGCCATGAGAGAAGCCGCCAACGTGCAACACGTCAACGCCGTCAGAAGCGTGAGGAGCCCACGAAAAAGTGGGGTTTGCGGTCACGGATGCACCAAACGCAGCAAACGTGACAGGAACGCTCACAGGCTCCTCGCGTAAACGATTTGTTCAAGCTCGTTGCCCGTGCAGCCGATCACAGTGAGGGGCTTTTGGGCCTTCTCCGCAGCGCGGTACAAGTCCACCCAATGCTTGCGCGTCAACCGGCGAGCTTCCCCATTAGGGGACACCCCCCACACGTCGGCATACAAAATGCCGCCAACCTCACGAGTACCAGCCCAGATGCGGGAAATCCCACCAGTTCCGGGACTGCTGTTGTTTTTCGGTTGATAGAAAATCCACAACATTTCGTCTTCCATTTCTTCTATTGATGGGAAAGGGGTCTGGTCGCCGGCTGCAAGCTCGTGGTCAGCAAGAAGCGACTCAACAATCGGGCGTGGGTCAACTCGCGTACCCAGTCCTGGGATTGGGCTGTTCGACACGGCAAGGTGCAGGTGTGGGCCTGTTGAGTCGCCCGTGGAACCCACAAGACCCACAGTGTCCCCGTAAGCCACAACGTCACCGACCTGCAGGTCTGTCCAATGCTTCATGTGATAGAAGAGGAAGTATTTGCCGTCGATGAGGATGACGACGAAGTAACCGGCCGCCAACTGATACCCACGCGATACGACACGACCAGCACCCGGAGAGGGGATCTTTGTGCCTGCCCCCCACGGATAGTCTTGCCCTGCATGGAACCGTGGCCCATACTCATGCGACCAACCGAAGACGCTTCCTATTAGTGCGTAGAAGGTTGTGGGGGTCATTAGAGCTGCGCAAACGTCATATTGCAGATTGCGATGGTGTGGCCCGCTGGGGACGCAGTGGATAGACGTACAACGCCGTCTGATCCCGCATAGATGGGCTGCATCGAACCCGAACCGTAAGTTATCGCTGTGCCCGTGGCGTACATGTTGGGGCCGGGGCTGGTGGGGCGGGCCCATGCGGGCAGCACGCCGACGATGAGGGCAGACGCATAGGTTGTGCCGTTAGTACGCTCCTGCCTCCAAGCGGCCGTAACAACACCGTCATAGGAGCGTTGAACTTTTGATGCAGAAATGGTCGCGTTGCCGTCATTACTGACAGTCCCAAACGATGTCGCCCCCATGCAGATAGCCCAGATCAGACCAGTCCACTCGTAATAGCACTGGTCTTCAATCAGGAATACGACCTGCCCCGGAGCGAAACCGGTGATCAGGCCCCGCTCCGTTGTAGTGCGCGCCCAGATAGCCCCACCCGTCAACGCGGTGAACGGTACAATCTGGGTAATCACCACACCCGCCGACTGAGTAGTCGTAGCCGTCGAAGGAATCAGGACAGCAGCGAGAGGCAACCCGCCAGCCGGGACCGCCGCAATAGCCGCCGCCAGGTCGGGGATTGCGGCAGCGGCGCCTGTGACGAACGCAAGGACCGGCAGGTTGTTTGCATCCGAGAACGGTGATGCGCTCTCGTTCTGCTTCGCGTAGATGATGCTGTACCAAAAATTTGCACCCGGAGCGGTGAGCCCAGAGACCGTAACTGTGCCATCGTTCGCCGCGAACCCCGGGAAGCCATTACGTACAAGCACCGCTTCGAAAGCGCCCACATCGACACCCATAGTTGCACGTGAGGTAACAAGCGCGGCCGTCGAGCGAGGAAGAACACCCGCTCGAGGAACACCCGCCGTATTCCGCACAACCAGACCAGCGAGGTCGGCGCGCACATCTACAGAGCTGATCGCAACCCCGGTCGGTGACGGGAAAGCTGTTTTCATGACCATGAAGGACTCCTACCGGGATGCTGGCGCGGTTTGCGCCGTGAGGGTGGGGGTGCCAGAAAAGGAACCCAAGGTGTTCAGTTGCAGCGTCGAAGCTCCACCAGCAGGGACTGTCGGCCAGTCCGCGCGGGTCAGAAAGCCTGACATGTCATTCCCCGGCACATCTAGGTATGCCCTGCCGGTGCGAGAGTTCAGGAACACCGTCGATCCGAGCGGCACGAGCCGCTCAAACCGAACCTGCCGCCCCGTGCCAACCTGATCAATAGTGAAACCCGCATCAAGCTGGCCGGTGACCTCAAGGAGTGGGAACGTGTCCGCATCTCCACTGTTGAGGACGATCACGCGCCCATCCGACCCGCCCGCACCGAAGGTGATAGGGAACGTGATAGGGAACGCCAGGCCCCCACCAGAGACCGGAAGTCCGTTTGACACGCGCACAGGAGCCCCGTACCGGTAAGGGTCGGCAGCTTTCACCGGGATCTCGAACTCCGCTATTCCGTCCTCGCTGATGACATCGAAGAGGATTTTGCCGACGAGTCGAACCGACAGGGTGCCGGTTGTCAGCGGATCGGTGACTGTCACCGGCCACTGCGACTTCAACGCTTTCAGGCCCATGATCTGGCGTCTCAACGCGAACACGGCGGTCGGATTCCCCGGTGCGATTATCTTTCCCCGGATGGAGAAATATAGCGCGCTGTCGTAGACGGGTTCCTCGTCGAAATCCCCGTCACCGTTTGGACGTTCGTCGTTGTCCAGCTTCGGCCCTGACGAGTCGTAGAAACCCACCAGGTCTACGAGATACGGCGCCTCTCCGCTGTCCGAGTTGGTCAGCGTGATGACCGGTGTTGTGACGGTGATCATCACAGCCCCCCAAGTTCGTTGTTGATGACCCCACGGATGATGCCGGTAAGGCCGCCCCCAAGATCGAGGGTTCCTTCGATTCGCGTGGGCGCTTTGCGTCCGCCCATAATCTGCGCATCGGTGGGAGCGGTGCGACCGCCACCCGCGAACGACTGTCCATCCTTCGGTGTCAGTGCGTACCCGAACTCATCTGCGGCCTCAGCCAGAACTTGTGTCGATCGTCCGCGCTTCGCTGGAGATGCGGGAATGTACCACTCGCCGCCAGTCTCCGGTTCGGCCCACACCCGCATTGTGCCGGCGCGTGCGAACTGGGCGATGTGGTTTTCGCGTCCACCGTTGGCGTAGAAGTTGACCTTTCCACCATCGGCTTTCGTGATCCCACCGCTGCCACCTGTTGCGATGTGCAGTGTGGAGGTGTTGCCGATGCCGTCGATCAGGTCTTGGATCTTTCGCAGCCGCGTCGTAGCTTCCCCAGAATCAACAATCATGTTGAACTCTTTTTCGGACGGGATCGCATAGATTTTATCTGCGAGGTTTTCGGCTTCGTCTGCTGTCGCGCCGAGGGCAAGCGCCTTGTCTATCAAGGCTTGTCGTCCGGCTTCAAGGGTGACCTTGTATGCGGCTGTGTCGTTGTCCAGATCGAACTGTGCCTTCGCCGCATCTTGCGAACTCTGAGCGAGGTCGTTGAGCATGCCAAGGTTCTCAGCGCCTGCAGCAGTGTTAGCGCTGATGCCTAGCGAGTACCCATCAGTGCCGGCAGCAATCGCAGCAATTTGAGCATCGACTTCACGCAAAGAATCCTGATAGTCAATGTTTTGCGAGACCGCATCCTGCCCGACACCGTTCGCTGCGTTGATCGTGTCGATGAGCGCGTCAAGGTTGTTTTGCAACCCTTCGACTTCATCGGCTGCTTCAACGTATGCCTCAGTCGAACTCTTCGTCCCATCGGCAGCGTCGCCTTGGGCAAGATCGAGCAATACAGTCTGTTTTTCGGCTTCGCTCATCGCTGCCGAGTAATCGCCTGTCTTCGTTGCCTGAACGATCAGCGCGTCCTTGTACGCGGGCATCGTGTCAAGGAGCTGCAACAGGCGTTCATCGGAGCCGTCTGTTTCGTCAGCCAGATCACGGAACGATTTTTGCGCTGCGGGCAGGTCATTCTCTGCAAGGGTGCCGAGCGTTTCGCCGACCTTCTTCACGCTCGTAAGAATCGTGTCGTAGGTGCGAGAGATTCCCGGCTGGTTGCTCTGGTAGCCCGCCTCGTTCGTTTTGCGCAGCGCTAGGTCTAGGTTTTTGATTTGTTGCGTGGCTTCGCTCACACCCTCTGCTGAGGTCGCCAGTCCGCGAAGGTGGGTTGCCATCACATCGATAGCAGTGCCGCTGCCCTCAACGCTCGCGGTCATTTCTTCCGTTGATGCCTCAGCATCCTCAATATATTTCACCAGAAGTGCCACACCAACCGCCGCAGCAGCAAGTGCAAGACCCCACGGGCCAGCAAGGAACGAAGCGGTGCCACGGAGTGCGGCAGTAGTCTTCGGCATCTGAGCGGCCAGGAGCGCGGTCGCGACACGGAACTCTGCAATCTTCGGGATTGCCAGCAGAGCCACACCGCCACTGAGGATGATCGCTCCCGCAAACAGCGCAAGAACACCAATAGCACCCTGCACAGGCTCGGGCAGTCCACCAAGGAACGACGCGAACACGGAAAGACCTTCCGACGCTTCCGAGATCGCGGGGAGGAACACCTGCCCAAAACCAATCGCCGCATCCATCACGTTGTTCTTTGTGATCTCAAGCTTCGAAGCGACAGTGTCGTACCTTTTCGCCGCCTCAGTAGTGAGTGCGTTGTTCGCTTCGAATGCTTCGTTGCCGGTACCCATCGCCTCAGTGAAGGAGTCAGACGCAGCAGCAGAACGCAGAAGTGCGTCACGCATCCGTACCTCGGTGATGCCGAGCTCCTCAAGCATCCCCAGGGTGGAACCGCCTTGTGATTCCGCATCAGCAAGGCCTTTTACGAACAGTGCCAGAGCTGCGCCCGGGTCGGTCTTCCACTTCTTCGCGAACTCGTCAGCGGAAACTCCGGCGATTTCGGCGAACTGGTCGAGACGTTTCCCGCCCTTGTCGACGGACGCGGCGATGTCGATCATGACCTTCGATACAGCGGAACCGCCGGCCTCAGCTTCGATACCGACAGACGAGAGTGCGGCGGCAAGTCCGAGCGTTTCGCCCTCGGTGAGACCGACCTGCTTTGATGCACCCGATAGACGGGTGGCCATTGCGACGATCTCAGCTTCGGTGGTGGCGTAGTTGTTGCCGAGCTCCACCACGGAGGAGCCAAGGTTCGAGACTTTATCCTGCGAGGTGCCCATTACGTTCATGAACCGGGCGAGCGCGGTAGCGGCTTCGTTGGCTGAAAGGTTTGTTGTTTCGCCAAGGTCGATCATGGTTCGGGTGAACGCGACGACGTTCTTTGTCTGAACCCCCAACTGGCCTGCAGCCTCTGCTACAGCTGCGATCTCCTGATGGGAGGCCGGAAGTACCTTGGTGAGGTCGCGGAGGCCGTCTTCGACCGCCCCAAGCTCCTCAGGGGTGCCTTCCACAGTCTTTGTGACGCCAGCCCACGCCGACTCCCAGTCGATCGCAACTTTCGCCGTGAGGGCGACCATTGCGAGCACGGATGCGCCGATGCCAACAGCAGCGGTCCCGATCTGGGTTTGGGCGCGCTTGACATCCTCGCCGAGTTGCTTCGCAGCACGTGCAGCTTCCGCTTGCTCTTTCGCGAGGCGTTTCGCTGACTGGGCGGCAGTCTCCTGCTTCTTTCCCAGTTCCTCGGTAGACTTCGCAGTCTCCTTCGAGGTGGTGCCGACCTTCTTAGCGGTCTGCTCCGCTCCGGCCATGGCCGTTTGGAAGACCTGGTCCCCGGCCACTTGAATGTTGAATACGATCGATCCGGCATCGAACACGAGTCATCACCGCTTTCTTTAGCCATGAGCCCTCGATGTCGAGGAGTCGTTCAGTAGCGGATCGGATGTAGTGCCACGTTCTCGTGTCGAGAGCGCGGTCTATGTCCGTGATGAGGTGGTGCTGTGCGAGGTCAAGTTCGACCTCGCCAAAAAGTTGCGGGAATGCCTCAGCCCAAATGTCCTGAGCTGATGCCCCGGTTACGGCTTTGTCTGCTTCGGCAGCCTGTCTTGCGGCTGCTTCACGTTCTTCTTTCCACCCGTTGGGGTAGACGTAGTGGGGGTATTTGCCAGTTGAATCAGGGTTTCCAATGCCGAACTGGGCGATGTCCGCGAGGGTGAGAGCCCCAAACGTGCGACCAGCGCCCAGAGTGCTTTTACCCCTCCAGCAAGGCCTTCACCGCCTTCGATGTAGGCGTTGACACCAGACACACCAAGGATCGTTTGCCAGAACATGGCGGCGAGCGCAACAGATTCCGTTTCGGGGATCGACAGCTCGAGTCCCATCCGGTTCCCGACATGGCGTTCGTCGAGCGGTAGCGGTACCCACAGTTCACCGTCGAGGATTGCGCCGTCGACGGCTATGGCCAGAGCATCAGTCATCTGCTCACTGGTGGCAGCACCGGTTGCCCCGTTGAGGTACGTGTCGGTGATCTGCATACCTGCACGCCCAGGGAGGGGCTTGATGATGAACGGCTGATCGATGCCGATCACCGTGATGTGAAGGTCGCGGCCTTGCTGGGCGGCGGTAATGGTCATTAGTGGGTGTGCTCCTTGCAGTGATGGGAAGGGTGGTCACCCGGCGGAGACCGGTTAGGCCACCGCCGGGGAGGGTTCTACGCTGCGACGTACGCGAACGCTGCCGAGGCACCGGTCGCGTTCGTGACGATGATCGGAGCTGGACCAGCAACGGTGGCCGGGACGAGAACCGCGAGGGTGTTGTCGTCGTACACGGTGAACTCCACGACAGCAGCACCGTCGATGGTGATACCGGTGGTGCCGGTGAACTTGTAACCGCGGAGGACGATGATCTCGCCCACCGCTGCACCAGATGCCGGCGACACTGATTCGGTGATCGGCTCACCGGTGCCTGCAATCGGCGAGGTGATGTAATCCACGACACCGTTGGAGGTGAACGTGAACTTGTACCCGCCAGACTCCGCGAACCCGGTCTTCAGCGGTGCGACGGACACGGAGAAGTTGCCCTCGATCGCGGGAAGGTTCTCGTCCTTACCATCGAACAGTTGAACGTCGACCTTGTTCGCGGCACCCTTCGACTTGGCAATGTTGAGCAGGGCGATGAGCCACGGCTGTGCAATCGCACCGGTTTCGTCGCGGACGGCTTCAACGTCGGTCGTGATGACCCAGTTTTCGCCAATCTTCTCCATCGACTGAGTGGTCTTGTTGCCGTAGTTCTCGCGACCCTGAGTAACATCCGTGGGAAGCCCGTTGATGTTGTTGCAGTCGCCGGTGATGTTCTCGAAGACACCGCCACGCTTGACGCGGAGAATCTTCTCGTGGGCGAGCTGAAGGCTGCCCTCAGTCTGGGCGGTCGTGTTGTAAAGCGTCTGGTCGGACATATTTGCTCCTTGAATTGATGGGGGATGCCGGGCATGCCGGCGAACCCCTCCAGAGAGGGGCGGTCTGTGTGTGCTCAGGCGAGCGGGCGGCGACCTTTGAAGTAGAAGGTCTGCGCGGTGGAGTACCGGCCGTTACTGTCCTTCGTGAAGGTCAGCTGCGAGAACAGCGACACCCACGACACGTTGAACCCGGACGGGATGCCCTGTTTGTGGTCGAGGGCGGTCGCAAGTTTCCATGCGAGGTTGCTGGCCTGCACCTTTGTGCCTTTGAGGCGGGAGAGGATCTGGATGCGGTGCGTGAAGTTCGCCCGGCCTTCACGGATCGGATCAAGGGTGGTGAGCGCAATGACGTTGTCGAGGGTGGTGGGCAGGTCTGGGCCGGAGACGATCGCGGGCCGTTCAAGTGTTGCCTCAGCCGGGGTATACACAGCGTTGGGCTTGTACAGGCCAAGTTCGATGTCGTCGAGGTGCTGTGCAAGGCCACGTTCAAATAGGACTAGGTAGGAATCAGGCACCGCCAGCCTCCTTAGCAACGATCTTTCGGAGCTCCTCGACGTTCTGCGTCATCGGGTCTTCTAGATATTTGCCCTTGGCGCCGGGGTTGCTGTCGGTCGAGAAGTTGTATTCGGGGTGCTCGTGGAGGCGTGCAGCCTGGGGGCGGTCGTAGACGATCTGTGTCGTGTCGCCGATTTGCTCAGCGTTGACGACCTGCCCGGACTCCGAAAGGTCGCCATTGTCGAACGGGACCTGTTGCGAGGAGAGCGCGAGCCCACGTTCGCCAGCCATGTTCTGCCCACGCACAGCACCCATAAGGATCTCTGCGGTGACGGCATTGAAGTTGAGGGTGACGGTGACTTGTGCGCTGATGTCATTCATGTCGCCCAGATCTCCACATGGCTCGGTGTTCTCGGGTAGTCGAAAAAGGATGAGTCGATTACTTCGGCTTCACGTTCGCGCGTAGTGCCAGCCCACACGGTGACTTTTGACGCGGGCAGCACATCATTCGCAGTGAGCAGCACAACGAATGTCGCGGCGGTGATTTCCTGCCCTACCGTGGGGGAGGATGAGCGGCGGTCGACCACGAGCTTCGACTTCTGCTCCACATACGCGGGCACATCCGGTACCGGGGTGGCGTACTCGACGCCCTCAGCACCCTCACCAGCAAGGCGGGTGACGATAATGCGGTGCGGAAGGTGACGTTTGCTGAGCCGAGTCACGAGTGCCCCCTACGAGTGGTAGACGGTCGCGGAAATCAGGCCCGCGTTCGTGAGGATGGTCACAGCAGACTCACCGATGCGCTGAACAAGCTTCTCGCGAGGACTGAGACCCTGCTGGGTGCTGCTGGTGGTGCCGAGAGACACGGAACCGATCTTCACCGCACCTTGTGCAGCATCAGCACCGTGCACATCGCCGGTTTCTTCCCAGAATTCGACGATCGCGCATGTCGCTTCTTTGAACGCATCGGAGATTGTGGCATCGGTGGGGAAGTTGTCCTCGTCGACGTCGTACCGAGAGAGGCGGGTGAGGCCATCGACCTCGGAGGATGCCGCGCGGAGTCGTTTGTTCAGGACGGGCAGTTCAACGTCGGCAGGCTCCTCGGCCAGTGCGGCGTAGTCGATCGCGGTGGCGTATACACGTTGAGCCATGGTCTATTCCTCGTCGTTGTCGATGCGAGCACGAATGAGCGCAGCGGAATCGCGGGCGGCAAGTTTCACGCCAGCCGCTGCCAAGATCGCAATGTTCCGGGCATAGATAGTTGGGGTCGCTGCGGGAATGAAGTAGCCACAGCCGGATAGCGGCCCACCCCATGACAAGTCGCCGGGTTCTCCCTTGATGAAACCGCCGTCAGAGTGAGCTGAGGTGTCGGTCATGGTCAGTTGAAGGACGTAGAGGGGAGAGTCGCGAGGGACTCACCGTCACCGATGATCGTGCCGTCAGGCATCTCGACGACTGCGAAGCCCACGGCTGGCTCGGCGGGCTGGCGACTGATCAGGTCGATCAGTTGGGCGCGCGTAGCCTTCGGTGGGAAATCGATGCCCTCAACGCCCGCGATATTGCGCAGCTCCGGCAGCTTCAGCTCCGTCAGATCGACGAGCTCAGGGTCTCGGTCGACGTCGGCAGGTACAGCGAAATCCATGGACGTGATCCCGTTCGGCATGAGCGTCTTGATCGTGAAGCCGTGCTGCAGGAGTGCCTGCTTGCGCTCAGCGTGCAACTCTTCGACCTCAGCGAACCCGTCGATGAACTCGATGCCGAGGAAGCGCTGACGGCCCAGCTGAGGGCGGGGGTGGGTGATGCGAGCCATGATGCTCCGATCAGAGAGAGTGGGTGAGGGTGCGAGGCCGCGACAGGGAGGAACTGCCGCGACCCCACGAGGGTTACTCGGCGGGTACAACCTCGAGCGTGTCGATGATGCTGAGGTGTGTTCCGTCGTCAAAAACAGCCACATCAGTGTCCGTTTCCTCGTCGTGGCGAACCTCAACAACAAGACCGCGCCAGGCGGTGGCCTTGTCGAGTGCCTCAGGTGTTGCGTCAGGGACATCGATCGCAGCAGCGAGTGCCGTCTCGTTGAGCTTGACCGTTTCACCAACGTGGATGGGAAGTTCGGCGATGCGCTTCGCTTCCGCGTCAACAGCGGCCTTCTCCGCTTCGAGGGCAGCTTTCTCGGCCTTCTTCTCAGCGGCGGTCTGCTTGACGACGAGTTCCCAGTCGCCCGGGTGGGGGAGCTGTTCCCAGCTCTCGTCGACGGTAATGAGAGTCGTCGGCTTACCGACAGACTTGAACGTGTTGGACAAGATGTACTCCTTGGATCTGTGGGGCGGGAAGCGGGCGACCAGATGACCAGTCGCCCGCTCAGAGCGGTCTAGATGAAGACCGGGAGGCCACGCAGCTGGGCGTGAGCCTTCTCGTTGCCGTACTCCAAACCGATCTCGCCGTACAGCTGCGAACGAGTCGCAGAGCCGACCTTGGCCAGAGGCTCTTCGAAGAAGTGACCTTGGCCCTCAACTTCGAGGAAGAACGGTGCAAGCTGCTCAAGCGAAACGATCGCG